GCAACAGCAAGCGCGATATCCCCTTCTCTGAAGACCTCCAGGCCATCCTCATGAAGCGCTTCAACCAGGTGCTCAAGGAGTGCGCCCAGGCGGGCATCGCCTTCAGCGGCACCATGTACGTCATCGGCGAGATCGGCGACGGCACGGGCACGTACAAGCACCCCACCCTCCTCTGGCGGGAGTGGAAGGCCGTGGCCAAGTCCCTGAACCTCAAGGGCATGCAGGGCAAGGTGCCGACCTTCCATGACCTGAGGCACACCTACGCCACCGTGGCGGCACACCTGCCCGGCACCGACCTCACGAGCGTGCAGCGCAACCTGGGCCACGCCTCGATCCGCACGACCATCGACATCTACGCCAACGACAACACCGAGTCCAGGCGCCTGGTCGCCAACGACACCGCGGCCGCCATGCGCAGGGCCAAGGGCGGCGCCAGGGTCCTGAAGCTGCACACCACGGACGCCGTCGCCCAGGCGGTATAGCCTGCTCTTAAGGCCTCCTATCTGGGTGCGGGGACAAGTGGTTCCCGCACCCATTTTCTTTGCATACCATTTGATGTCCCACCCCTGTGCTACGTTCTCCCCAATCGGGCGAGCAGAAGGAATTTGAAAGGGAAACCGCAGGTAAAACGCAACTTCCCAAGACACTTCCCAAACTTTTCCGTACGTCGCGCCACTGATGGATCCGCCACCAAGCCCGAAAAGGGATTCGGAGGACGATTGCATGAGGACGGATGACCCTGGCCCATGTAGATGGGACTTTGAGGACGTCGAGGACCGGCTGCGCTCCTACGCGCAGATGACTGACGCTGCCTACAACGAGCGACGGCCGCTCGAGTTTTTGGACGATGACGCGGCGCGCAGGGCGATCGCCGCCATGGGCGTCTCGATGGCCGATGTCGCCGCGCTCGTGGACTACCACTACCAGACCGTCGTCGGCTGGTTCAGGCGCTGCAGGACGCTCTCGCGCGGCACCGTCTGCGACTGTCTGTTCCCGGCGCTCTGCGAGGCGTACGTGCGCCACGTGCTGCCGAGGACGCCCCTTGCCAAGCACTACGCAGGCGAGGACCTTATCCCCGCAATCGAGGCACACGTGGCCCTTCTGCTCTGCACGGGCGAGGCGATGCTCCCCGAGGAACGGGAGGACATGCGCAACCATGGGCGCGACGTCTACAAGCGCGCCCTGGTGCACTTTGCGGCGAGCTTCCTCACCTGCGACGAGCTCGAGTCGGTGGCGATATCCTGCCTGTCAATGCTGCAGCGACGCGAGCAGCTGCTGGGCGACGTGGATCTGACGGCACTCGAGGAGCACACGATGAGGACGCTCGACCGGCTGCTGTGGGCCGACGAGGACCACACCTGCGACTACCTCTCCCCCGACTCACCGGCCGAGGACCTCCTCTGCCCCTCGGCAATCCTCCTGAGCTTTGCCTCGATCGCAAAGGTGTTGCGCCAATACGAGGACGGCGACCTGGGGCACGTGTGCGACTTCGCCGAGGCCCTCGCCAAGGCCAGACATGACGAAAGCCGAAACACACCGTCCACGGATTCTCCTTTTGACGTGCTCTTCTCTGTATGAAATCCCACATGGCACGCAGCAAGGGTCATAGTTCCGCGATGCGCAGATATGGCGGCGCTGTCGCGTACCGTCACAAGATGCACGGAAATCCACTCTAAGTGGAAAGCGTGCTATTAACTCCACCGCCAAAATTCATAGATTAGGCCTTCTACCTGCGCTTGCCTCAACTCGGCCAATTCGTGACACCGTCGTATCTTGCCGTTTGCCAAAGACAACGACGAACGGAAAGGACAAGGGAGGCGGCTCATGGAGCACATCGAGCAGACAACGACGAAGCCCAGGAAGGGCACGTGGGGCTACACCCGCGAGGAGATCGAGGCGCTGCCGGCGGTGATCGGGAGCGAGGAGGTATCGCACATCCTGGTGGTCTCGACGCGCACCGTCGTGCGCGAGGCCGACGCCGGCCACATCGCCGGCGCCTTCAAGGTGGGTTCGCAGTGGCGCTTCAACACCGACAGCGTCTGCGCCCAGTACGGGAGGGTTCGTTGATGACGGGCAAGCCCGCATTCTTCCCCGAGCGGATCCCCATGGAGCTGCGCCAGGAGCCCAGGTGGGTGTGCTGGTGCCTCGAGGAGCGCGGAGGCAGGAGGACGAAGGTCCCCAAGGACGCCAAGAACGGGCAGAACGCCAGCTCGACGGACCCGAGGACCTGGTCGACGTTCGACGTGGCGGCGGCTGCGGCGCTGGGCCCCGGCAGGTACGCGGGCGTGGGCTTCGTGTTCGGCCCCGACCATGCCTACACCGGCCTCGACCTCGACCACGTGCTCGCGGCAGACGGCACCGTCGCCGAGCGCTACCGCTGGATCGTGGAGGAGGCGGCGACCTACACCGAGGTCTCCCCCTCCGGCGACGGCCTGCACCTGTTCTTCCGCGGCAGGAAGCCCGAGGGCGCGCTCAAGTGCCGCAAGAACCAGGAGGAGGGCCGCGTCGTCGAGATGTACGACCACGACCGCTTCTTCACGGTCACGGGCAACGCCTACACGGGCGTGACGCCGGCGCCACCCGTCGAGGTGCGCGAGAACCCGGACCTCATCGCCAGGGCCTACGAGACGTTCATCGACCCCAAGGCCAAGGAGAAGCGGGCCCAGGCGGCGCTCGGGCCGGCCCAGGGCGTGACGGGCCTCGACGACGACGAGCTGATCCGGCGCATGCTTGACTCGAGGAACGGGCAGCAGATCCGCGAGCTCATGGACGGCAGCACCGCCTCCTACGGCGGAGACGACTCCGCAGCGGACCTCGCGCTCTGCAACCACCTTGCCTTCTGGTGCGCGGGCGACCTCTCGCAGATGGACAGGATCTTCCGCAGGAGCGGCCTCATGCGCGACAAGTGGGACACCTCACGCGGCGGCACGACCTACGGGCAGCAGACCATGGAGAAGGCCGTGGCGGGCGCGACCGAGTTCTACAAGCCGAGGCGCGGCAAGGGCAGGCCGACACGAAGGGAACGAAACGAACGTTCGACCGATGCAGTGCCCGAGCCCACGGGCGACGAGGACGGTGCCCCGAGCATCGAGGGCTGGCACGTGGACGACCGCGGCCGGCTCTGGGTGATGACGACCTCCGGCGAGCTTCGCTACTCCGTGACCTCGACGCCGCCCTACATCGCGGCCGACCTCGTGGACCTGGACACCGAGCGCGTGCGCGCGCTCGTGCGCATGCAGACGGGCAGGCACACCTGCGAGCGGGCCTTCGACCGGGAGGTCCTTCTCAACCAGAACAAGATCGTGGGAGCACTGGCGCCGCTCGGGGCCAACGTGACGTCTGCCAACGCGAAGGACGTCGTGCGCTACCTCACCGACTGCGAGAAGCGGCTGGGCGCGAGCCGGCCGAGACTGAAGAGCGTGACGCACATGGGATGGGCGGACGGGCCGCTTGGGTCCTTCATGCCCTACGACGCGGGCGGCGACGTCCGCTTTGACCCGACGCCCGACGAGGCGCTGAAGGCGAGGCCCTTCGCCGAGCCCAAGGGCACGCTCGACGGATGGCGCGCAGGCGTGGCGCCGGTCCGTGCCAAGAGCCCGGCCTTCAGGGCGCTCATGGCGGCGAGCTTCGCGAGCCCGCTCGTGGCCCTTCTCTCCGTCCAGACCTTCATCGTGTACCTCTGGGGCAACTCGAGGAGCGGCAAGACGCCGACGCTCAAGGCGGCCGGCTCCGTCTGGGGCGACCCGACCGAGGGATCCAACTCGTACTTCCGCACGTTCGCGGACACGCCAAAGTCGATCGTGAAGGCGGCGGCGCTCCTGCACGACGTGCCGGTGATCGTGGACGAGCTGCAGGCCAAGGGAAGCGCCGGCGGGCAGTCTGGCAAGCGGCAGTACGTGGAGGACCTCCTCTACTCGCTCTCTCTTGGCCACGAGCGCGGCGCGCTCAACTCGGACCGGACCATGATGCACGCCGGCTCCTGGCACTCGCTCACCATCGCCACGGGCGAGATCCCCATCGTGGGCGACGCCACGCAGCAGGGCGCGGCGAACCGAACCCTGGAGATCAACGCCGAGCCCTTCGCCGAGCCCAGGGAGGCCCAGGCCATGCACCACCTGGTCGCGGACGAGCACGGCACCGCGGGCCGACACTTCGTCGCGTGCCTGCGCGGCAACGACGCCGCCTTCTACGCCGGCGAGTTCCGCCGCATGCGCGACGCCATCGCCGACGTCGCCCAGGGCCACCCCCAGGCGGACAACATCGCCCTTCTCGCCTTCGCTGACGCGCTCTCTGAGTTCTACGTGTTCTCCCCCGGCGGCCCATGGGACGCCTGCGTGGCGGGCTCCATGGGGCTCGCGCGCTGGCTGCTCGACCACTCGACCGGGCGCGAGGGCGGCGACACGGACCTGAAGGCGATTCAGTACGTGTCCGAGTGGCTGGTGCGCAACAAGCTGCACTTCGACAGCACGGCCGAGATGGACCGCATGGAGCGCTACGGCATCCTCGTGGAGCACTCCAACCGTCCGGGCTTCGACTGGTATGTCTTCTCGTCAGTGCTCAGCGAGGCGCTGGACCGGGCGAACTTCGACCGGCAGAAGACGCTCAGGCGCATGGCCGACGAGGGCATCGTGATCTGCGGTGGCCACGGCTACACGGTGCAGCGCAGGATTGGTACAGGTGTTCGTATGTACTGCGTCTGTATCGACAACGAGGTCCTGACGCAGTTCCTCTCCTCCCCCACGCCGCTCGCCGGCGCGTCTTCACTCGAGCCGGCCATGCAAGACGGGGGTTGAGACAGGGATTGAGACAGGGGGCCGGCGCGCGTTGCTGGCCATCCCCTCCTCTGTCTTGCTGTCTTGCCCGGATTGGTTGTTGGAGACACCTTCGCGCACGCGCGTCCGCGCACGCACGCGGGAGAGACCCTTTGCCCGGCAGCGGGCAAGACATGGAGACAGACGGACGTTTCTGCAGATGATTGGGCATGTTTGCCGTCTTGCGCGGCCCATGGGGCCACCAAGGCACGGCGCAGGGATTGGAGACTGATGATATGGACCGAGGAACAGGACGACGTGCTGAGGGAGGTCTCGTACCGAGGCGCCGACGTGGTACGCCGCGAGCTCAAGCGGCGCCTCGGCGTAAGCAGGTCGATCCACTCGATAGAGAACCGGGCGAGCCGGATCCACTGCAGCCTGAGGGTGCGCACGGTGTGCCCGGGCTGCGGGGCCGTGGGAGTCAGGCTCAACCGCCAGACGGGCATGTGCGCGCTCTGCACGGAGCTGCTGCACCTGGAGGAGGAGCGGGCCTTCAACGAGATCCTCGAGGAGGAGCGGAGACGCGCCGAGGAGTCGGAGGAGCTGGCCGAGGCGAAGCGGGCGCGCGATGCCCTGCGCCAGAAGAACGCGAGGCTCTGCCGGAAGCACGGGCTCAAGACCAAGAGGCAGAGGAAGCGGGGTTCGTGAGGCGGGCCAGAAGGTCGCTCAGGCGCGGCGAGGTGCGCCACGTCGAGGAGTTCGGGCGTGTGCGCGTGGACGTCATGGGGTGCGGGCACATATGGCACACGAGCGTCACGTTCACCTGCGGCACGTGGCCGAGGACGATCTTCAGGAGCACGTGCATGCTGGGGCGCACGGTGGCACTGCGGCGGCTCGCGGCCTGGCTGAAGTCGGCGGGCATACAGATGCGCAGGGCCGGCGAGTACGTGGAGGGCCTGGCGTAGGCGACAGGGAAAGGCATTGGGGGCGGCATCGCGTTTGCGGTGCCGCCTTTCCCATGACTTGTGACGCGCGTGGACAATCCCCTGCAAACGGACGCGAAACGCAACGAGGGGGTGCTATGGCGAGGAAGCCGAAGCTCACGCAGGAGATGGTGGACCAGGCGATCAGGCTCAAGGGGGACGGGCTGTCGAACGGGGACATCTGCTGCGCGCTGGGCATCCACCCCTCCACGTTCTACCGATGGATCGGCGACCCCAAGAACAAGCTGCAACGCGCATTAAGCGATGGGCTAAAAAAGGAGGAAGCCGAGTTCAAGCACACGCTGCTGACGACAATCCGCGCGGCGGCGCTTGCGCGCAACCAGTACTGGACCGCGGCGGCGTGGTTGCTCGAGCGAAAGTACCCGGACGAGTACGGCAAGGCCGAGCGCCAGGACCGCGAGACCGGCGAGGAGGCCCCGCAGATCCTGCTGGGCGTGACGGTGCAGCCGGTGCAGCAGAAGCTGCCGCTCGACGAGGCGGAGGCGCTGCCGGCACCACCCGTGGAGCTGCCGGCCGCCGAGGGCGTGTGCGTCGATGGTTAGCGCGGCCGACCTCTGCATCCCGAGGTTCCATGACGTGCTGGGCGACGTGATGGCGCACGGGCACACGCACTACTGGCTGCACGGCGGGCGAGGCTCGACCAAGAGCTCGTTCATAAGCCTCTCCATCGTGCTGCTGATCCTTGCCAACCCCTACGCCAACTGCGTCGTCGTGCGCCGGTTCTCGAACACGCTGCGTGACTCCGTGTACCAGCAGGTGCTCTGGGCCGTGGAGGCCCTGGGGCTCGAGGCGTACTTCCACGCCAGGGTCTCGCCCATGGAGATTACCTACAAGCCCACGGGGCAGCGCATCGTGTTCCGCGGCGCAGATGACCCTTTGAAGCTCAAGGGCGTCAAGTTCACGAAGGGCTACGCGGCGCTGATCTGGTTCGAGGAGCTCGACCAGTTCGACGGCATCGAGGCCGTGCGCTCGATCCTCAACTCGCTCAGGCGTGGCGGCGACCAGTTCTGGATCTTCTACAGCTACAACCCTCCGCGTACGATGTGGAGCTGGGTCAACAAGGAGTGCATCGAGCGCCAGAAGCGTGCCGACACGCTGGTGAGGCAATCCTCGTACCTCGACGTGATCGAGACGCATCCCGACTGGCTGGGCGCGCCCTTCGTCGAGGAGGCGGAGTACCTGCGCGACCTGAACGAGAGCGCCTGGAGGAGCGAGTACCTGGGCGAGGTCACCGGCACGGGCGGCGCGGTCTTCGGCAACGTGCGCGCGGCAAGGCTTACCGACAGGCAGTGCCTGGAGTTCCAGCGCGTGCGCAACGGCGTCGACTGGGGATGGTTCCCCGACCCGTGGAGGTTCGTGAGGTGTGGCTGGGTGCCGAGCGAGCGCCGGCTCTACGTGATGGCGGAGCTGAGCGCGCACAGGAAGACGCCGCAGGAGACCGGGCGCATGGTGTACGACGCGCTGACCTTCGCCGAGGAGCGCGGCGAGGAGCCGTTCTTCCATGACGAGGTGGTCTGGTGCGACGACACGCCCGACGGCAAGCAGTCGATGGCGGTGTACCGGCGCGAGTACGGCATACGCGCCAGGCCGGCCAGGAAGGCCCGAATGCGGCGACTGAGCTACGAGTGGCTGGCCGGCCTGCGAGAGATCGTCATCGACCCCATGAGGGCCCCACAGGCCTTCGAGGAGTTCTCGCTCAAGGAGTACGACCGCGACCGTGACGGGACCTGGATAGACGAGATCCCGGACGGCAACGACCACAGCA